ATAAGGGTCAGGGTGTGGTTGCCGGTCAGGCGCTGGAAATCGTTGAGCAAACGCCGCACATGCATGGACTGGTCGCCGTTGCCGAGTTCCATATCGCCGGACTGGAGGTAATAGGATAGCGCCGAGCCATTGGCGTCAGATCCGCTTTCCTGCAAGAACATCGTCCCGGAATTGTCTACGGCCACCGGCTTTGAAGTGAACACGTTCCTGTCGAGCCATGCGCTCCTGGCGAAGTCGGAGGGATACCAGACGCGGTCCTTGACATTGTAGATGATCGCCTTGGTGTTCTGCAAATCGCTGAGCGTCGGATAGAACCACCAGACCTCATGTTTATCGACCACAGTACCTGACGCGACCTTGAACGCCTGCACGAGATTGAGATTATCGAACACTTCATCCTGAAGATCGCATTCGATTTCGCGCACCGCGCCATCGAACATGAAGAACCGGCCGCGGCCCATCCAGAAGGCGAGATCGTTGAACGTTGTCCCGGCATGCGGACTGAGCATTCCGCAGCGCTCACCGACCTTGCGGATGCCGAACGTAAATGGCGGGCCGGTGAAGGTCATGATATGGGCGGAAAAGTCCGTAACGATGAGGCGGCCGAAACGCGTCGAGATCGAGCCCACAATATCGTTGCCGGACTCGATCAGCTTGTCGCCGGCCGTATTCGTGGCGCTTGCCGTCCAGGTCGTCAGCGTTTCCTGATCGGCCCATGCGGTCAGGAGCGGGTCTTGCGCCGAACCATCGTGCGCGCCGAGCGCCACGATGTGGCGTGTGTCCTGAGAGACATAGAGACCGTTGACGACGGATGGAGAGTTCGAGATCGCAGCCGCCCGCGTTCCGGTCCCGACTGATGCATCCCAGTGATACATCGCGCCGCCCCAATAGGTGGCGACCAGATCCTCGCCCCAATTGTCGAGCGTCCAGATGCGGAAGGCGAGCGTTCCGGCCAGCGTTGGCGTCGAGCCACCCCACGGGCCTTCGTCCCACGTTCCCTCGCCCCAGGCCAGCGTCTCGACCGTCTCCGTGCTTTCATCGAGGCCGATGGTGATTTCATACTCGTAATCGACCGTACCGCCACCGCCGCTGACCGTGGATGTTGCCGCCGATGTATGTTCGATCGTATAACTGTTGGCGCCCGGAACCGTCGTAATGACGTAGGCCCCGTCGATGGTAATGCCGCCAACGGCGTCAGCGTTGTCGAAGATGACCGTATCGCCGACAGCCGCGCCGTGGCCGGTATGATTTACGGTGACTGTCGCATCCGTATCGACCGTATCGAATGGATCGGTGAGCTGCCCGCTTGCCCGGATCGGCGTGATGTCATAGAGGGTATCGTTATCGTCATAGAGCCAGAGCTTGCGCCGCGTGCCGAAGGCGAAATAGGCTGTGCCGTCCAGCGTGCGCCAGACATGCGCGCCGCGCGCCGGGTCTTCGAGATCGGCGCTGGATTCCGATAGTTCGACATAGCCGCCGATCTTCTCCGGAAAGCGCTTGAAGAAACGGACATTGTTGCCATCGACATACCGATTGCGCGATGCATAGGCACTGTCTTCCTTGATGATGCCGGGTGGTATGTCAAGCGGTGTCAGGCTCATTTTATGTGATGCTTGCTTTCATGGGGAAAGGTTTGTAAGGTTGTTCACGCGCGTAGTGGGGGAACATCATGAAACATGAATGGAGTTTAAAAGACAACGAGCTAGTAATCCATCCGCCTCGCTATCGGCTTTTTGTGGCATCGATAGCATTAAATATTGTTTTTTGTGTCGTTTTGTTAGCCTTGCTTATCAAGTAATTCGGTCAGGTAAAGCTGTAAGACCTCACCGCGTAATAACCGCTAGCTATATTACCTGATGCAAAGAGAAAGCGGACGCCATCGATTGCATCAGTGTTATCCAGAAGCGTCCCGCTGCCTTGCAGATTGAAATACTGGCTTGATGATGCATCCCAATAGCCGCCATATGTCGTCAGCCGCTTTAAGAATGATGCAGCAGATGGCCGGAAAACCCTGACTGTGACCGTTACGCCTTCTGCGGCGCCGCTGCCGACATCCGGTACGATGCCGATTTCGGTATCGGACGCGCTTTGAGTCAGGCTGCCTGCCAGAACACCCCAGCCGTAGTCGCCCGAACCGCTCAAGAATGTGCTGCTCTGACTGAACCTGGCTTGAAGTTCCTGCGCGTCAGTCTGTGGCAAAACACTAATCAGATCGATCTCGTACATATCCGCTGTGCCGAGGTCTATGTCGAGCGTAGCCTGTGATGAGAGTGCGCCGGCTTCAACTACAGAAACGGCAGAATTGGCATTTATAGACGCCACCACTCCAGCAGGAGTTACTGCGCGCGCGGTGTCTGTCCCCGTTTCCGCTTCGGCGGACGTAGCGAGTTCAACAATGCCGGATTGCGTGGCCGTCGCTGACCCTGATCCAACCAGAGCACAATCCGTGCCATCGCATTTGACCTGCCGGACCTCACCTTGCGGCACGACAGCGCCGGTCCCGCCGGACACTTCGACCGTGACGGTAAAGCTGCCGCTCGTGCCGTTGTCTACGACATACAGCTTGGAGACGGCCGGAATACGGATTGTGGCGTTGGACGCAAGCGTGCCGGTTACTTCGAGAATAGCAGCCCGCGCTTCATCGGAGGTAAAGTTGTTCGAGGTCAGCGTCGTCGTGCCGCCGGTCGTGGCGACAGCCGTAGATCCGGCTATCGCCTCATCGACGCGGTCGAGAACCGCGGTCATCTTCGGTCCCCAGGTTCCGTCGTTCTCCCCATCCGCCAATTTCTCAAGGCGGAGGCGTGTTGTTGCGGTTGATGGCATGTGTGATTGGTCCTATAGGAGGCGGAGGGTAGCCGGAAGGCTGGTCGGGAATGACACGGTGAAGGTGCCATTCGATACGGCGCGCAGCGAACCGAATGAGAGCACGGCAACGGCGCGGTTCGACTTCGAGGAATTGTAGATCAGGGCGCCGTCTGCGGAGAATGTCGCGGATGTCCAGGCTTCGGAGTCGAAGCGAACCTCGACCTGATTGCTGGAGTTCAACTGCGGATAGTCTGTGGTGATGGCGAGAGCCTGCCCGCCTGCGGTGTAGCCGGTTCCGGTGATTTCGCCGGTCGTCGTGTAGGCTGTCGTGTCAGCATCGAGCGATGCGGTCGCGCTGTTATAGAGCGCCAGCTTGAATGTATCGCTGTCGAAATCATGGATTGCCTGCCAGCTTTCCAGCTTGAAGGATGCGCAGATCGTCTGTGTTATCGCCATCGGTTACGCCGTCCTCATCGTCTGCGGCAGCGAATATTCGCGGTGAATGAGATCGGCGAAGCGATCGAGATCGACGACAAGCCGCTGCGCATAGGCGTCGTTGGCGTCCTTGACCTTGGCCTCGTCCTTGAGGAACTGTTCGGACTCGACCACGGCGGCATGGAACAGGAGTTCCGGCACGTTGGTTGAGATCCAGTTCGACGTGTTGGCGTCCGAAAGCGCTGCCACTCTGGTCAACTGGCGCAGTTCATAGGATTGCGAACTGGCGTTCGCCGGGGCCAGATAGAGCGTTGTGGCGCTGTCGTCATTGTAGAATTTCGGCGTAGCTGACCCGCCATATGCCTTGCAATAGGCCAGCGTGCGTTTTTCCGCAAATATCCCGGCGCTCGGGAAATACAGATAGATGATCTTCATGCAGCCTGACGGCCGTGCAATCGAGGTTGCCGCCGCGCCGACTGTCGAACTTGTCGTCTCGTGCCAGATCTCCAGGTTGAGATCCATCTGCACGCGGTCCTGCGCGCGGGCGATGATGTTGGCCTGCTGCGCGGTGTATTCCGCTGTCGTATCTTCCAGATAGTTCTGGAGTTCGGTCTTCAGCGATGAGAAGGTTGACGAATAGGCCATCTATTGGCTCCACGGGCCTGTGCTGTAGCCGTCCACGCCGTAGCCGAGACCGGCATCGTCGGAGATGGTGATTGTGACGCCGGTCACTGCGGTTGATGCGGTCGGATTAGTCAGCGCGCTACCATCGCTCGGATCGCCCTGCTCGCCCTGCCGGACCGTCGTGCCGATCGAGGCGTATGGCGGAGCCGGTCTGCGGATAGGCAGGTCTGGGCCAATGGGTTTGAGGATCTTCTGCGGGTGCTCGTCGTCGGCATCGCGCGGCGCGACCAGCAGTCCCGGCAACTCGCCGTCTTCGACGAGTCGATGCAGGTAGACGCGGCGGCTCGTGCGCATGCAATACCCGAATACGCGTTGCTTCCGCATCAGCTCACCGTGACCGTCACACCAGTGACAGCGGCAATGACCGCCGGATTAAGGATAGCCTGCCCGGTGAGGGGATCGCCATTATTGCCGATCTTGACCGTTGCGTGCTCGGCGTCGAGCGGCGGCGATGGCCGGGTCGGCGGCAGATCGGGCGGGATCTGCATCAGGCGCCGCTGCGGGTGCGGCTTGTCGGCGTCGTTGCGATTGACGAGAAGTCCGGGGATCTCGCCATCTTCGATGAGATCCGACAATTTGACCTTGCGCTCGGTGCGTTGGCAAACTCCCCAGGCCTTGCGGATGTAGAACGCCATCAGATGCGCCTCCGCCTGCGGGTCCATCGGCCGGAAAGCATGGTGTCGCCGTGGTTAGGCCCAGCCGTTGCCGCCCGGTCTTTCGCGATCTCATAGATGCCGGCAAGCATGGCGGTGCGATCCGGCGCGAACTTGATCGACAGATCGGCCGCAAGTCCGCATGCTACTGCATGGTGATATTCCAGCGCGATGTCGATGTCGTCGGACAGCCCGCTCGCATCCTGAATTCGCCGGACCCTGTAATAGACCAACGTGCTCGTCGCGCTCACAGTTGGCCACAGAACCAGCAAAGGCCGGTCCTGGTAGTTCAGGCTTGCCGTCTGCCCTCCCGGCTCCCACGTTGCCGCAGCGGTGTCTGAGATGTAGCTCAGCTCCGCCGGGATCTCACGGGTGACAAAATACAGCGACGGTCTGCCCGATGTGCTGTTGGTCAGCAGCAATTCATGGTCATACCGATCCGTGCGCTGCAAGGGCTGGCGGATCGTCGAGCCCTCGACATAGACGGCGTCGAGAACATCGATCGTTCCGGCAGGCAACTGGAACGCCTGATCGTCCGCAACGAGCGCTTGTGTTTCACGTGCAATCGCATAAGCTCTGGCACGATAGCCGCAATCGTTTTCGATATCGCGGAAGACGAAGCCCATCGAACGGCGGGCGCTTTCGAGATGACGGTGGGAGAGTTCTGACGGCGAGACCCCCACTCTCTCAAAAGCATCGTCGATGAACCCGGCAAAGTCCGGCGTCTCGCTGGTGTACGTCCCGGAGCTTGTCATCAGGATTTCTTGGCGTAAACGATGATCGTGCCGAAGTCGCCATCGGCCAGCCCGCTGGTTGTCAGCATCAGCTTGCCGGTGCCGTCAAGCGGATTTGACCGGTCTGTCAGTCCGCCGATCTCGGAGAAACCCAACTGACTGGCATTGCTCTGCGAGAGCGTCCAGACCGGCGTGTCGCTGGTCAGATAATCGAATTCGAAGAAGGCATCGAAGCCTGAAAGATCGTACCAGAGTTTTTCGATGCGAAGCGCCGGTTCCGGTGGCAAGGGTTTGTCGAAGCTGGTGGCGGGGTCGATGATGACCTCGTCCACCAGTTCGCCAGAGCCGTCACCGAACACCGAGACATGAAAGACCGCATTGCGCGGCCCGTCATGCATTTTGGTGATCGTGATTTGAGCCATTGGATTTAGATTTTCACCTCGACCCAAGTGATAGCAGCAATGCCAAGCGCCGCCGTGGTCAGATAGGATAGCGACAGACAGCCGCCTGGCGGAATGATAATCGAACCATTGATTACTTCGTTGTATTTGGCGGGCGTGATCGAGCTGTTGGCAACCACGGCGGCCATGGGCCGAAGCCACAGGGGCGTCGACGCAAGCGTTGCCGCCGCATCCGCGCGACCGGCTGGCCCACCGGAGACGTTGCCTGAAGCGATCGCATTGTGGATCACCATAGGCGTTGTATGCGTAGTATCTGTCGTGCTGATTGCCGTATGGATAGCAATGCCGACCACTGACGCGTTCGCCGGAACTGTGGACGGTGCGAAGCTGACCTGCTGGACGACAAGAAGCTTGCCAGACCCGTAGGTATTGGACAGCGCAAGACCCGTGCAGGTCGTGCTGACTGTCGAGAGTGTTACCGCACCCGCAGAGCAAGCGTGGTACATATTGCCCAAGCGGGCCTGTTCAAGAAACCAGTCTTGTGAAGCGGCCATCTGGCCCTCCTGTAATTAGGATAATTGTTGGGATTGACGGGCAGGAGATCTGCCATGCATCAAGAGTCGGCGACCGCAATGCCCACACCACCCGTTGCTGCTGCCGCCGGATTGTTCGTAAACGCAGTGTCGCCCGCGTCGTACTCGGTTGCACCAACGAGCATGCAATCTTTCAGGAGAACGTTGCCGCCCGGCGATGCATTGATGCTCATGCCTTGCGTCATTGTCGTTCCCATGCTGTTGAATACGCAGTTGTCGAACAGCACGAACCGATCGATGCCGAGTGCGCCGATCGTGACGAACAACGCATCCGCCGAATCCAGGTGAGCCGGAAAAATGCAGTTCTCGAAGATATTGCGCGTCGAACCACCCGAAATCAGCAGTGACGAATTCGCCGCGCCGCGGGTCACGGTATCGAGACCGATTACGCAGTCCTTGAAGTAATTTTCGCCGAGGCCAGTTCCTGTGATCGTCAAGGAACGCCCGCCGACATGGTCCGCCGCCGTCTGGTTCCCCATGCCGCCGAAATGAACATTGTAGTAAGCATTGCGCTCACCGCCATCGACCCAGCAGATCTGCGCACTGTCATCATCATAGCCGTGGAACGCATGGATGTTGGCGAACACGCAGCCGTCACCCGTGACGTTAACCAACGGGGTGAACTCGGTGCCGTCAGAGCGGATCGAGACGCGCTGAGAAACGCGGTTGTAAGCGAGGCCGACAATATGGCACTGGTCCTTCGACCACGCCAGCGTCGCGCCTTCGCGGACACCGATGGAGGAGCCGGAGCCCGATGCTATATTTGCGTTCGTGCCCGTGACAGAACCGATGACGATCGCCACGTCATTGCGGTTCGATGTCATGAGCGAATGCGCTTTCGAGAGCGTCGCCAGAGCACGGCTCGGCTTGTCGCCACGCTGGCCGTCAGAACCATTGAGCTGATCGACAAAGAACACTTTCGAGTTCTTGCCGAAGGGAATTCCTGGAAGCAGGGGAACGCCGCCGAGGGCGAACACCATATCCTGATGTGTCGTCATTTTCAGTCTCCGAAGAACGGCATGGCAGCCGGAGCAGCAAGGGCTGACGGATAAGTCCCCACCATGCGGTGATGAATGGATGGAAAGAAAAAGGGAGCCCGGAGGCTCCCCTTACGCACGAGGTGTTACGAATCCGTTCTCCAATGGGAACTCGGACTTGTTACCAGTTAATAACCTCATAAGTCGTTGGAAACAAAGGCATTACGCCCCTGGCACTCCAAAAAGCGAACGAGGGTTGGTAACTCCAAAGCTATACCGTTCCGTAGCCTTGTAACGCATGTTGCCGGTTTCGAAGTCGCCTTCGATGCCGCGCTTGACGGGACGGCGCTGGAAGTGCTTGGCCCCGTCCGGAACATCCGTGGTGAAGAACCAGCTATCGGCGTCCGACAGATAATCATTGACGCAGAAGCCATCCCTGATGACGTTCATGTCCTTCACGGCGTTGGGGTCATTGTCCGCCGTGCCCACACGCTTGGTGGAGTTCAGGATGCGCTGGGCGTTGTAGATTTCCGCCCGAGGCACGACCAGTTTCTTGACCTGGCACATGATCGGGATGCCGCGGTCATCGACGAACTCGCCGATCTGGATGGTCGCATCCTCAATAGATGCTTCAGCCAGGTCAGCCGCCGACAGCGTATTGGAGAACACACCGCCGCCCCACAGAGGATGGGATGCGTTGAACACGGACACGGCATCGCCGGTCAGATAGGTGGAGAAGCCGTCATTGAGCACTTCCGCGCCGTTCACTTCCTTGGTAAACTGCAGGGAGCGCGCGAGCGACTTGGCGTATTTTGCGCCGATGTCGCCATAGAGATTGTCTTCCATGGCTTCTTCTGTGAGCGCAAACGCCAGACCGATCGTGTCGTGGTTGTAACGCGCCGTCCAGCTTTCGCCACCTTCGTCATAGGTGATGGCAGAGCCTTCAGGTTTGTTGACAGCGCCGCCCAGACCGACGAGGAGTTGATCTTCCTCGAACGCCTTCACGGACTTTTCGACCGTGTAGACTTCACGCCACTGTTCGGGGTAACGCTTGTATTCCATACCGAAAACAGTGTTCAGGCCATCCTGAAGCTGTTTGCGGAATTGTGCGCGAGTCATTGCCATTGGATTAGACCTCCGCTACAACGGCGGCAGGACCGCGCTGATGTCTGAAAGGACGAACCTCGACGATCGCAAAGGCTCCAGTCGTGGAAGGACCATGACCGGAATCGGATCGCGCAGGTTCGGCGAGAATCGCGGTGATCTGGAACTGGTTCTCAGATGCACCCGTCACCAAAGCGGCGTAGGACTTTCCTGTCGCCGTGTTGCCTGCCGGGCTCGGATAGGTGTCAAGGTCGGCGAACTGCCCGATGGCCGCCTGTGTGACAGATGTATCAATCTGCATCTTGACATAGATGTTGGGATCGTCATTGATCAGGGCGGTTGCATCGGCGGAGTCCAGGGTTACCTGCCCTGACGCCCACTGGTTCGCATAGATCTGCTCGCCAGCGACATTCCGATACTGCACGCTCTTGAAGATCCCAAGGACCAGGGCCGAAGAACCGGCCGTCGCCTTGTCGATCGTGCCATCCGCTGCCATTGCGACCCAATCACCTTCGAAGATGTTTGAGGCAAGGGCGGATGCGATGGGATAGGCATTCAGCCTTCCCGAGGTGCCGCCAGAACTATGTCGCGTGACAATAGCCCCGAACGGCGCGTCAATATTTGCCATTGTTCAGGTTTCCTTAATCGTCTTGAAGAACAGGGCGTCTGCCCCGCTCGATCTCACGACGTTCCTCGATATGGATCGGGGGAAGGCCGCGCCGCATGTTCTTTGTATTCTGGCTGGTGATTGCCTCGGACACGGCCGCCTTCTGGCGTTGAACCTTTGCCCGGACGGCTTGCCGCGCACGCTCGCTCAACTGAATTGGGCGTTCGCAAAGCATCATCCCGCCGACATAGATGCAGTCGGGGCCGGATGAGTGCTTCATGACAGGGTAGAAATGCTGATGCGCCGGAATGGTGGACGGATCGCGCGGCATCCAGCCCATGCGTCTCTGCTTCTGCAGATTCATGAGATCCTGGTTGTCGCGGTTTTCGCACCTGATCCAGCGTTGATCGAACCCTGCCCGCGGCTCCGGAG